ATGTAAAATGAATTATTCTATTGTAGCACCACGTATGTACAGAGGTCGTATAGAGTCTTTAGTACAACGTATTACTGGTTTTGCTGATATGATACAGCTAACTCATTTAAAACTACAGCAAGTATTATCACGTATGGTACCAGACGGTGTTTATTTAGATGCTGATGGTTTAGCTGAAATAGATTTGGGTAACGGAACAAACTACAACCCGCAAGAAGCTTTAAACATGTTTTTCCAAACAGGATCTGTTATTGGTAGATCATTTACAAGCGAGGGTGATATGAACCCAGGTAAAGTACCTATTCAAGAAATACAGTCTAGCAATGGTGGTGCTAAAATGCAAAGTTTAATTCAGACTTACAACTACTATATGCAAATGATTAGAGACACTACCGGGCTTAATGAAGCTAGAGATGGTAGTACGCCTGACAAAAACGCTTTAGTAGGTGTGCAAAAGTTAGCAGCTGCTAATTCTAACACAGCAACAAGACATATATTACAAGCTGGTTTATTTTTAACATCAGAAGTTGCAGAGCAATTATCATTAAGAATATCAGATATACTAGAATATTCTCCAACTGCTGACGCTTTTATACAGCAAATAGGTAATCATAACGTTGCTACATTAAAAGAAATGAGCGAGCTACATCTATATGACTTTGGTATATTTTTAGAGTTAACACCAGATGAAGAAGAAAAAGTACAGCTTGAAAACAATATACAAATGGCTTTACAACAACAGTTAATTGAACTTGCTGATGCTATTGATCTTAGAGAAATTAAAAACATTAAGCTTGCTAATCAGTTATTAAAAATGCGTAGAGCTAAAAAACTAGAAAAAGATCAAGCTCAACAACAACAAAATATACAAGCTCAAGCACAAGCTAACCAACAATCTGCTCAAGCAGCCGCTCAGTCTGATATGCAAAAAGAGCAAGCTAAATCACAGCTAGATATAGCATTGTTACAAACTCAAGCACAGATTGATGCTCAAAAAATGCAACAAGAAGTTATGTATAAAAAAGAACTTATGGAATTTGAGTTTCAAATGAACATGCAGTTAAAGAAATTAGAAACTGAAACAATAAAAGAAAGAGAAAAACAAAAAGAAGATCGTAAAGACGAAAGAACAAAAATTCAAGCAACTCAACAAAGTGAGATGATTGATCAAAGAAATAATCAAAAACCACCTAAAAACTTTGAGTCTGCAGGTAATGATATATTAGGAAGCGGATTTGATTTAGGTTCTTTTGATCCTAGATAAAAATTATTAATTATTATTATATTATATTATGGCAAAAAAGAAAACAGAAGAAGTAGTCGAAAAGACTACTGAAGACAACGTAACAAAAGTTGATCTTAAACAAACAAAAAAAGATGATGATGTCATCAAAGTAAATTTAGACAAACCACCAACACCAAAAGAAGATGAAGTTAAAGAAGATAACGCTGACGACAGCGGAGTGGTTGAGCTCGTTGAAGATGCCAACACCACAGAAAAACAAGAAGAAGTACAACCGGAAGCTGAAACACAAGAAACTCCAGTATTAGAAGAAATTACTGAAGAAGAAGTTAAAGAGCAAACAGAAGAACTAGCTGAAGAAGTTGTTGAAGCTATAACTGAAGCTCAAGAAACTGGTAAAGCAATACCTGAAAATTTACAAAAAGTTGTAGATTTCATGGAGGAAACCGGTGGTAGCTTAGAAGACTACGTTCGTCTTAACCAAGATTATTCTAGTTACGACGATATGACAGTACTAAGAGAGTACTATAAACAAACTAAATCTCATTTAACATCAGATGAAGTAGAATTTTTAATTGAAGATTCGTTCTCGTATGACGAGGAAGTTGATGAAGAAAGAGATATTAAAAAGAAAAAGATAGCGTTAAAAGAGCAAGTTGCCAACGCTAAAGCCCACCTGGACGGGCAAAAGTCCAAATACTATGAAGAGATCAAAGCTGGAAGCAGGTTAACGCCTGAAGCTAAAAAAGCTATGGACTTCTTTAATAGGTACAACAAAGAGTCGGAAGAAACTCAAAAAATAGCAGAACAACAAACTAACACTTTTAAATTAAAAACTAAACAAGTTTTTAACGATAAATTCAAAGGTTTTGAATACAACGTCGGAGATAAAAAATATAGGTTTAATGTGAAGAATGCTAGTGAGGTCAAAGAAACTCAAAGCGATATTAATAATTTTGTCAAGAAGTTCTTGAATAAAAATAATGAAATGTCAGATGCTAAAGGTTATCACAAATCTCTGTTTACAGCAATGAATCCCGATGCTATTGCTAATCACTTTTACGAACAAGGAAAAGCAGATGCTATTAAAGATAGTATTGCAAAAGCCAAAAATGTTAATATGGATCCTAGACAATCGTTTTCAAACGATAATACTAGCGGGCCAAAAGTAAGAGTACTTAGCGATGATTCTCCTAGCTTTAAGTTTAAGATTAAAAATAAATAAATTATAAATTTAAAATTACAAAATTATGAGTATTACTGCTGGAAGTTTATTGAATAGTGTACCTGCTTCACAAAAGCAAACGCTACAATCAAACTATTTAGATCTTGCTGGTACAGCCAATGAAGGTTGGGCACAGCAATATTTACCGGACCTAATGGAAAAAGAAGCTGAAGTTTTCGGACCGAGAACTATTTCAGGTTTCTTATCACAAGTTGGGGCTGAAGAGGCTATGACAGCTGATCAAGTTGTATGGTCTGAACAATCAAGATTACATTTATCTTACACAGGTAACGTTAATTCTGCAACTGCAGGTGCTGATCCTGGTACTGGTGTATCTAACATTGCGCAAATAACAATTGAAAACGATATCGACGGAACTACTGGCTTTACAGCTGCAAGTCACGGTATTAGAGTTAACGATACTATTATCGTTTCTAACTCTGATGGTGTTTTCAAATGTTTAGTTGCTGTTGTTAACGGTGCTGTACTTGATGTACTACCTTATGGACAGTCTGCTTTATCTGCAAACACTACTGCTGACGGAACTACTATATTAGTTTATGGTTCTGAGTATGGTAAAGCTACAAACTATGTTACTGCTGCTGGTACTACAAACACTACTGACGCTAGAGGTGCTAATGAGCCAACTTTTAAATCTTTCCAAAATAAGCCTATTATTATGAAAGATTACTACGAAGTATCTGGTTCTGACGCTTCAAGAATTGGTTGGGTTGAAGTATCTACTGAGTTAGGACAATCAGGTTACTTATGGTACTTAAAAGCTGAGTCTGATACTAGAGCTCGTTTCAATGACTATATTGAAATGTCAATGCTAGAATCTGAGTTTGCTGCTGCTGCTTCTGAGGTTCCTGGTGCTACAATTGCTCCTTCATCTACTTTAAATACTGCTAATACTGCAGGTACTGAAGGTTTATTTGCTGCTATCGAATCAAGAGGTAACGTAACTACTGGTGTAACTGGTGTTAACGCTTCTACTGATTTAGCTGAATTTGACGCTATCTTAGCTGAGTTTGACAAGCAAGGTGCTATTGAAGAATACATGATGTTCGTTAACAGATCTACTAGCTTAGCTATGGACGATATGTTAGCTTCAATGAATTCTTACGGAGCTGGAGGTACATCATACGGTGTATTCAACAACTCTGAAGATATGGCATTAAATTTAGGTTTCTCTGGTTTCAGAAGAGGTTCTTATGACTTCTACAAATCTGACTTTAGATACTTAAATGACAAAGCTACAAGAGGTGGTATTAACTCTGCTGCAGCTGCTGGTGCTGCTATTAGAGGGGTTATGATTCCTGCTGGTACTTCTTCAGTTTATGATCAAACTGTTGGACAAAGTATGAAGAGACCATTTCTACATGTAAGATATAGAGCTTCACAAACTGATGACCGAAGAATGAAGTCTTGGGTTACTGGTTCTGTTGGTGCTGCTACATCTGCTTTAGATGCAATGCAATTACACTTCTTAACTGAAAGATGTTTAATTACACAAGGTGCTAACAATTTCATGTTAATGAAATAAGCACTGTTTATTATAAAGAACCGGGGCTTCGGCCTCGGTCCTTTTATTTATTAATTTTATTATATATTATATTATGGCAAAAAAACAAGAAAAGGTAGAGGTACCTGTTGTTGAAGCACCAGTTGTTGAAACACCAAAACCAAAGGTGAAAGTTGAACCTAAAAAACCAACTTGGGAAATGAAAGATAGAGTTTATAACTTAAAAGGTTATAAAAAACCTTTATCATACATGCTAAAGTCTTCTAACATTTATTATTTTGACGAAGAAAAAGGTTATGAAAGAGAGCTTAAGTATTGTGAAAACCAAAGAACACCTTTTGTTGATGAAATGAAAGGAGATCAAAGACTAGCTCATGTTATATTTAGAAACGGTACTTTATTTGTAGAAAAAGAAAAAACAGTTTTACAAAAAATGTTATCTTTGTACCACCCACATAGAGATAAAGTTTATACTGAATATAAACCTATTGAAGAAGCTAATCAAGACATAGAAATATTAGAATTAGAAGCTGATGCAATAATAGCTGCTAGAGACATGGATGTTGATATGGCAGAAGCTATAATGCGTGTTGAGAAAGGTTCTAGCGTATCTAAGATGAGTTCTAAGGAACTTAAGCGTGATTTGCTTGTATTTGCTAGAAACAACCCTGGTTTGTTCTTAGATTTACTTGAAGATGATAATGTTATGTTAAGAAACTTTGGTATTAGAGCAACTGAATTAGGATTATTAAAATTATCCTCAGACCAAAGA